CTATTCCTCTTTTAATTCTTGATTAAAGATTGGATGCTTGTACTGATCGTTAACTCGCTGTAACGGAAGATAGTCGACATTATTATGAATACTCTTCACGAGCTCAATAAAATGCGTCTTCTCATCAAGTGAACTAAAAAATAGCCGTCTGTCAAACCATGGTTCATCTGTGCTATCTGTATTTAAATCCACCATCTTTTCTTTGATGGGATCAAAAACAATCAATTGGTCAGCAAAGTAAACCTCTTTCTTATGTACGGTGGGGTGGAAGTTGGTCAAACCAAAGGCCAGCAGGGCAAAACCGCCCGCACCGACAAACGCTAACGGGCCAACGACGGCTAAGGCTAACAAACAGACCGCAATCCCCACCCAAGCAAAACCACGCACAAAAGTGTAGGCCGCATCTGGGATCACTTCTTGATCCGTATAATAAATCCCCGCTTGCGTTAAACTGTAGCAATAACGGTGGTCGGGCATAAAAAGATATCTGGCAGCAGCCATGCCCGCCAGACTAAAGCAGATAAATCCCCAAAACTCTTTACTATTAAATTGAATATCTGCAAAAAAAATAAATGGCCAAAGGGGAACAATACCAGCAGAGATTGCCCCAAAAACGCGAAATATTTCAGATCTTCTCTCTCCGTAAGCCACACTATCCCATTGATAAATAACCTCACTGCTGTGTAATTTTACCTTTAACTGCTCTAACTCATTTTTATCAATTAACATTTAACCTTTTCCTACAACGAGATTTCTTGTGGCAATATCATTCGCCTCTGCAGATTGTAAATCCAATTCCCCCGCGCGAGTTCCACTGGCATAGAATTTGAGGCTCAGCTCCTTGCCCCAACGCAGGGGCAGTGCAACGCAAACTCCGACAGTATCCTTCTCACTGCCACCCAGTGTAATACGATACACTGGCTGATTATCTTCAATACTCCATTTGCCCTGTTGTTCATTGATGAGTATTGGTGTTACCGCCTCCCTTTGCGGTTGATAATATGCCGGCTGCGCTGGCAAACGGGTGATTTGTAAGCCTATCGTCTGCCCCTTAAGATAATCGGGTAACGTGAGTTCCAACTGCCATTGTAAAGAACCTGAATCCATCCATTGCGCTGCTTTACGTTGCGTAACTTGACTCAACCGAAGACTCGGACGATGGAGAAGGTGCTCTAACTCGGTCAATTCTTTGCCCACTGGCCAATGAGCACTCTCTTTCCCCCACGTCGATTTTGATAACCAAATTTCTAACTCTGAGCGTTTAAACACATTGGTCAAAATCACCCCGATCAAATAGACAATACCAATCACAGCAAAACCGGCGAGCATCCAACCTGCAGAAATCGCAGCTATGGAGGGTCCACCAATTCCACTACCTAAGAGTGTGAAAAACTGAATATAAAAAATAATTCCCTGTGCTCCCGTTGCTCCAGCTTTTAACAAATAACCGAAGCGTTCAAGATCGGT